GGCGGAAACAAGATGGCTAACGCTTTCATCGAGCTTGGCTTCAATAAGACATTGCTTGTGAATACCACAGGCAAAGACATTCCGAAGAACGTGGAAGAAGACCACGTTGTTCTTATTCCCGATAGCGATGGCATCGGTAAGAATACAGAATATGGAAAGGAAGTATTCACAATGAACGGCGCCGTTATTGAAGACGCGCTCCGCATTAAACTTGGAAAGGTGGACTGGCTGTTTGTTCTTGCTGGTGGAGGCGGCGGAACTGGAAGTTCTGTGACTGCACTTCACCCGGTATTCGAACGCTATATGAAATCCGTTCAGTCTTCTGGAAAAGTTGTTTATGTGGTTTCTTGGCCAACAGCGCAAGAAAACCTCAACCCCACAATCGCTCGTAATGCGTTGACGCTGGCAAATGATGTTGCTCAGTATCCGCATATTGTTCTCGACAACGAGCGAGCCACTCGCTTGCTACGCGGCAGAATTGGTATGCTTGGTATGTATCCTGTTGCTAATACACAATTTGCTAAGTCATTTGCGCAGGTGTTAAAGTTATCAACTGAAGACTCTCCAATCCAATCTTTCGACAGCAAAGATTTGGAAACATGCTTGGGCAATGACGGGAGAGCTTTTCTCGGCTCAACCATGATAAAAGATCCAAATACTGGAAAGCTTGGATCGGTGATCCTACACAACTGTATGAATAGGTCTGCCTGCCCACCACCTAAAGGAAAAGCTGCAGCCGGCTCCCTAATCTTAGTGGCGTCTGAGGAAATGGTGGCAGATCCAAGAGTTAGTAAAAACATTGAGTCGGCAATCGCTTATGTCGGCGGCCGATGCGAGACACTATTCTCTGGNGTTTACGTGCGNAAGAATGTGCCTGGATTGATTGCGATACTAAGTATGAATGGATTANCGANATGAAACCAGATATGTGGAAAATATTTACACTTGTATTAGGGGCAATTATTATGCCTCTTGCNGGCTGGGTGTGGTCTGTAAATGTAGAAGTATCTCAATTAAGAAATGATATGGGAGACTTGGAGCGACAAGTTGCAGAACTTGAAGAGCANGTTGATGAGCAAGAAGAAGCAACGAGAACACTAATTAGAGTTGAGAGCGATCTTGCTCACGTTAGAAGTATACTTGATAGAATTGAGGATATTGTAACGCGATGAAAACTATTCTTCTATGTCTCATGCTTGCAGCTATTACATTACCAATTGATGTAGATAGATTAAAAGCTGATTTATCTGATATGGAGCGGGATGCTTTGGCACTAGAGTTATATTTACAAGACAAGCAAGATCACGAAGATTATTGCCCGCATATCAGTTGGAATCAGCCACCACTAAGTACTTATAAAGAGACATTAATATCACATTTGCCAGAAGGATGTAAATAATGAAAGTCACAAAATCCCAACTTAAGCAGATTATCAAGGAAGAGATAGAAATTCTTTTAGATGAAGGAATCATGGATCGTATCCGCAAAGGATTTGATAAACATGCCCGTTCGGGATTTTTTGGGACAGGACCAACAAGCAAAGAGCTAAAAGGAGCAGCCAGGGTTGGAAGGAAGCTTACACAAAGAAGCTCAACACAACAAAAAGCAAAAGAATTTGCTAACGAACTTCTTAATCGCGAATACAATAAATTAGAAAATTTATGGCGCGATGATAAGCGAGAGCTTAAAGCTTTGCGGGCTTATGTCGCAAAACAAATAGAAAGTTCTGGCCAGGATATATTGGAGACTTTCGTGACAAGCGTTATAGTTAATAGACTACAAGCCGATGAACTTGAAAGTCGTAAGACTGGCGCACCCGAACCGGAACCAGAAGGAGAAGACAAATAAAATGAAAATCACACTTGAAAGATTGCGACAAATTGTTACCGAGGAGGTTATCAAAGAAGAGATCGCGCCAGAAGATGCTCAACGCACTATTGTAGCGTTATTGCAGGGCATCCCACCAAATGTAACCGGCGATATTATGGGCGCCGTGTATGATGAAATGTATGACGCCGATGTTTCAGAACCTCAGCCCGAGCCAGAAGAAGAAAGCTTTCCCACAGAGTATCAGCCCGGCGGCGCCGAAGGCGATCGCCCCACGATGGGATTTAAAGAAGACTTAGAAAAAATCATCCAAGAAGAGTTGGAACAACTTATGAGAGAAGAGACTCCGGTTGGTTCAGATCCTAAAGAAATCACTGCCGCTTTTAAAGCTGTCCCGGACGAAGCTTCGAAACTGGCCCAGCGAGTCCGCGCCGATATAGTAAAAATGACAGCAGAATCTCCTGCTGATCCAATGTCGGTTGCCACTATGGTTGCTGGCCTCATAACAGCAGAGTATAGACAATAAAGAAAAAGGAATGAAGTAATGCAAAAGTATGTACAAGGAAAATTAGATAGATTAGTAGAGAAGGCAATTTCTCGTAAGTTTATGGTTTGGTTGACGGCTACTGGGCTGTTTGCCTTTTATGATTTGGCATCCAGCGACTGGGTTATGATCTCGGCAATTTATATTGGCGGTCAGGCTATAATCGACGGTATTGCCAGAATGAAAGGTGTGTGATGATTAGAGTTGACTGGCTTAAAGTTCTTGCATTTGTGAAGAAAAATTGGAAAGAAATAACAATTATCGTCCTTTTACTTACAGTTATTGGAAAAATGCGTTATGATTATAAACAACTGCAAAATACGTATGAAACCAGCCAGCAATCTCTTCAGAACCAAATTGATGGTTTGCAAGAAATTCACGCTGAAGAATTAGAGAAAAAAGAACAAGCATTGCAACAATATCGCGATGCCCTAGATTTATTGGAGAGAGAATATGAAAAAGAAAGAGGAAAGATTGAACTGGTGGTTGAGGAGAGAGTTGTGGAAATTGAAACAACAATCGATAACCGGAAACAATTCACCGAAAACAAAGAAGAACTCGCAGAACAAGTAGAAGATACATTCGGATTTCAGTATGTTCCTTAAAGCACTATTATTTTCTATGGCGGCTCACGCAGAACCGCCACAGTTTACTATTGTTGGACAAGACGAGCCGGCCCCTTTTGAGGGTGTTTTGTTTAATAAGCGAGGCATTGCGGAGCTACTGGTGCTTCCAATGGAATATCGTCTAGAGTGCGATCTAGAAGTAGAGTATCAGATAGATGTTCAGGCAACCGAGTTTCAGCTTGAGCGTCAAAATTTTCAAATTCGTTTAGATGCACTTACTAAAGAATATGATCTGCGCATTGAACAGAAAGATATTGAAATTGTTGCGTTGCAAAAAGCAATGTTAAAACAGGCGCCCTCTAATAAGTGGTGGTGGTTCGCCGGCGGAATAGCCGCTGGTGTTGCAACAACTTATGGCGTATATAGAGTGTTTAATGAGTGACGAACAGGCCAAGCTTGCCGCTATCGAAAAAGCCATCGCAGAGAAGTATGGCAAAGAAGCGATCCAGAACCCAAAGGGAAACTGGAACGAAGCTAAAGAGAAGAGCTATCTTCAACAATCTCAAAAATTTTATAAGAAACAATATAAAAATGAGGAGTGGCAAGAAAAAATAGATGTTAATGGGATTAAGATCTCAAAAAAACTACTTAATAGAGAATCTTTAAAATGTTGTCCTGTTTGTGATCGCCTTTCTAAGGAATCTATGGATGATGTTTGTCTCATCAAGTTTGGTTGTTGCAACAGTTGTTACGTCCAGCATGTTGAGGGAAGGGAAGAAAGATGGATAAACGGATGGAGACCAGAACCAAATGAAACTAAGTAAACAAATTCTCAAGGAAGCAATCAGAGACGCCATGGACGAGGCTGTGAGTGCCCAGGAACTTACAAAGTCTGCCAAGTCCAAAGAGGCCCAAAAGGAAATGGGCGCCCTCACCCCGCGCGAGCGTAATATTTTGCAAACCCTCCAGCAAGTACAAAAAGCCATGTCAGGCAAGGGTGAGCAAGCTACCCCCAAGGTTACCAGACTGGTGCAGCTGATGGTAGACGAACTACAAAAAGGAGCAGAATAATGGCCAAGAAAAAAGAACCAGTTTCAGTTTTAGATATTGTTCGTGGCTTGGCCCAGGCCGCCGCGAATGCTTATGACGGGGCGCTAACAGAAGATGGAGACGCGCTCAAGGCCGGCCTCCAAAGAGAAGAAGGAAACCCGCTGCTTGATAAGAGGGTTTTAGATGGCTTTGGTGTATCTTTTTATGGGCCCATGATGTGTATTAAATATCATTCCGAAGTCCAACTAAAAGAAGTATACGCTAACGGATTTGAGGGCGACATGGATCAAAGAATAGCAGACATTTCTTCGTTTCTTAAGAAAGAGTATCGTAAAGTTACCGGCAAATCTGTAAGCCTAACGAAAGAAGGCGAGATAGACATACATGTAGAGAGCACATCGAGAGTCCGCTCATGGGTCACAGCAAAACAGCATTATAAAATTGGTGGTATGGAAGACGTTGTAGTGGTTGGAGAAGCTTCCGAGGACAGACTTGAGGCCGGCTGGCGCAGCTTTCTCGATCAGGGCGGTCTAGGTAAGCGACCCAAAAACGATACAAGACCAAAGCCAAAAAATGATTAATGAGCTTTCAACTAGACAAGAAAGAAAGAGTAAAAGAGATTCTTAAGTGTGGAAAAGATCCCTCTTACTTCCTTAATAACTACGCAAGAATATCGCACCCATTACATGGACTTATTCTTTTTAACACTTTCGACTTCCAAGATGACCTCTTGGAAAATTTTAATGATTATCGTTTTAATGTTATTCTAAAAGCGCGCCAGCTTGGAATCTCAACGATCACCGCAGGTTATATCGTATGGATGATGTTGTTTCATCGAGACAAGGCTATTCTCGTTATGGCTACCAAATTTGCGACAGCTGGAAACTTAGTTAAAAAAGTCAAGAGCATCATGCGCAATGTTCCAGATTGGCTGAAGATTGCAAAGATTAGTGTCGACAACCGCACATCTTTTGAGCTTTCTAATGGTTCTTCGATTAAGGCCGCCTCGACTTCTGGCGATGCTGGTCGTTCAGAGGCATTGTCCCTTCTTGTTCTTGACGAGGCTGCCCATATCGAAAACCTTGAAGAGCTGTGGACTGGTCTATATCCTACGCTTTCTACTGGTGGTCGCTGCATTGCCCTATCAACGCCGAACGGTGTTGGTAACTGGTTTCATAAAACGTGCACGGACTCCGAAGCCGGCACGAACAACTTTAATCTTACAGTGTTGCAGTGGGATGTTCACCCCGAAAGAGATAAAGACTGGTACAAGAAAGAAACAAAAAACATGTCCAAGAGACAGATTGCACAAGAACTCGAATGTAACTTTAACACTTCAGGTGAGACAGTCATCGATCCAGAATGTATGGAATACTTATTATCCACAATTTGCGAACCAAAGCATAGAACCGGCTTCGATCGCAATTTTTGGATATGGGAAGAATTTGATCCTACCTGCAATTATTTAATGGTTGCCGATGTTTCTCGCGGCGACGGTGCAGATTTTTCTACATTTCATATCGTTAAACTTGAAACGCTAGAAATTGTGGGAGAGTATCAAGGCAAGCCAACAATTGATATGTTTGCGAATATGCTAAACAGCGTTGGGAGAGAATTTGGTGGCTGTATGCTTGTGGTCGAGAATAACAATATTGGATATTCTGTATTGGATAAACTTATAAATGATTTTCGATATCCAAATGTTTATCATTCGATTAAGTCAACACACGAATATATTGAACAACATCAGGCTGAGATAAGAAATTCGGCAGTTCCAGGGTTTACCACTTCGATGAAGACGCGCCCTCTCATAATAGCCAAATTAGAGGAGTTTATCAGAAACAAACTAATTACGATATATTCTTCTCGCACAACTAATGAGATGAAAACTTTTATTTGGAGGAATGGTAGGCCGCAAGCAATGAAAGGCTACAATGATGATTTAATTATGGCGCTCGCAATTGCATGCTGGGTAAGAGACACAGCATTGCAGGCAAATGCAAGAGATTTAAATTATCAAAAGGCTTTTGTTAATGCGGTTTATACTACAAGAACCACCATGAATACTCAAATCAAAGGTCAACAAGGCTACAAAAGAAATGAAGTTTTTGATAAAATGACTGAAGCAGAGAAAATGTACACACAATATAAGTGGATCATAAAGTGAGGAATAGATGGCACCAATAAACCCAAAACAAGGAAAAAACCCTGCAAATAGATCATCAATGCTTTTTAAATCATTGACAAGATTGTTTTCGGGCCCAATTGTAAATTATAGATCTCAATCGGGTCGAAGAATTAGAAGACAGCATTTAGATAAATTCTCCTCAAGATTTAAATCTGCATCGGGACAACAGTTTAAAAAATCTTTATATAATCCCCTGGATCAAATTTCAACTAATGCAATCGCGAATCAACGTAGGGCTGAGCGTTATGTGGATTTTGATCAAATGGAATATATGCCAGAGATTGCATCTACGATGGACATTTATGCCGATGAAATGACGACCTATTCATCTCTTCGACCGATGTTAAACATTAAATGTCCTAATGAGGAGATTAGGGCGGTCCTTGATGTTCTTTATGAAAATATTTTAAATGTTCAATACAACTTATTTGGTTGGGCTCGCACGATGTGTAAGTATGGAGACTTCTTTTTATATTTAGATATAGATGAAAAGTTTGGTATTAAATCAGTAATTGTGCTGCCCCCTACGGAAGTTGAAAGATTAGAGGGATTAGATACAACTAATCCAAACTATGTCCAGTATCAATGGAACTCCGCTGGAATGACATTTGAAAATTGGCAAATTTCTCATTTTAGAATTTTAGGTCACGATAAGTATGCCCCCTATGGCACATCTATTCTTGAGCCTGCACGCCGCATCTGGCGCCAGCTAACGCTTATGGAAGACGCAATGATGGCATACCGTGTCATTCGTTCTTCTGAGAGAAGATTATTTAAAATTGATGTTGGCGCCATTCCTCCGCAAGAGGTAGAGCAGTACATGCAAAAGATTGTAACGCAACTTAAGCGTCATTCGGTTGTTGATTCTGCAACCGGCCGCATGGATTTACGCTATAATCCAATGTCTATTGAAGAAGACTATTTTATTCCCATCCGGCCTGGATCGGCGACAGACATAGTAAACCTTGCAGGAGGCTCAAACACTACGCAGATTGATGACGTTAAGTATCTTCGCGATAAGCTTTTTTCGGCATTGAAAATTCCTCAGTCGTATCTTACAATGGGCGAGGGTGCCGAAGAAGACAAGACAACTTTGGCACAAAAAGACATTAGATTTGCAAGAACAATTCAAAGATTACAGAGAGTTATAGTATCAGAGCTGGAAAAGATTGGAATTGTTCATCTTTATACGCTTGGGTTCAGAGGAGATGATTTGCTGTCGTTTAGTCTGGCTTTAAATAATCCGTCAAAGATTGCAGAACTTCAAGAGATAGAGCATTGGAAGGCTAAATTCGATATTGCCGGCGGCGCCACCGAGGGATTCTTTTCTAGACGTTGGGTTACGGAGCATATTTTCGGCATGTCTCATGAGGAATTTATACGCAATCAGCGCGAAATGTATTATGACCGCAAGCAAGATGCAGCGCTTCAGGCCGTAGCCGAAGCCGCAGCTGCAGAAGGTGCAGCCGGCGGCGGCTTAGGTGCAGATGCCGGCGGGGGNCTCGGTGGNGATCTCGGTGGGGATCTCGGTGGNGATCTCGGTGGGGATCTCGGTGGGGATCTCGGCGGTGATCTTGGCGGCGGCGAAGAGATGCCAGCTGGAGAAGCCGGCGCCGAAGAAGCCGGCGGCGAAGATTCAGCTCTACTGGCAGTCCCTCCAGGATCTAGAGATTCACCACGTTTAACTCCAAGATCAAAAGGCAAGGCTTATTATCCTGTTAAAAGGGATAAGAGGGCTAGCGGAGCAAGAACACGATCTTATGCATCGAAATATTCAAAAGAAAAGAGCAGTGCCGCCTTAAGAAATATTATGCCAGGAATACAGGATATTGGCTCTATTGCAAAAATGGGTGGCCTTGCTACTGGTATTTATGAACAAGATGAGTCTATTTATAATTTGAGAGAGCAATCAGAGGAAAAGAAACTTTTTAAGGTTAATGAATCTATTCGTAATCTTTTGAAAGGTTTGGAAGATAATAAGAAAACAATAACGGAACAAAAAGATGAGAATAAAGCACAATAAAAAGAGAAACACCGCTTTCGTTTACGAGGCACTAATTGTTGAGGCAACGGTTGCAGTTTTAAAGAAAGATGTGCACAGACAAAATAAAGTAATTAACATTATAAAGAAACACTTTAATTCTGACACTATTTTAAAAAAGGACTTAAATTGTTATCGTTCTTTGTATGAGAGCCAAAATTTTAAAACCGATGCTTCAAAAAGAATCGTGAGAGAGGCAAGGCTGCAGCAAAAACTATTAGACCCCAATGGTGTTTTTGAGGCGCAAACACAACTAATTCATGATATTAACAAGAATCTTAGCCCTTCTATTTTTAATAACTTTGTTCCAAACTACAAAACACTAGCTTCTATCACACAGATGTTTTCAGATAAGACTTCTCCAAAAGATCAGATTATTTTAGAGAATCAAATAATCTTAGACATGACGAAGGCCAAACAGGCTACAGAAGAAGAGCTTGTAGATAAAACTGTTTATAAGACTTTCGTTGGAAAATTTAATGATAAATATGAAGCTGGATTGCTTTCTGAGCAAAAGGAACTGTTAACATATTATATTTCTTCTTTTACTGATAATGCGGTTTCATTAAAAATATTTCTTAATGAGGAAATCGCTCGTCTCAAAACGCAACTAAGAGGGGCAAGAAATACTGAAGAAATTAATACTGATCAAAATATGTTAAAAAAGACCGACGCTATCATTGAAAAACTAGAAAACTTTTCAAAAGAACCAATTAGCGATGAGCTTCTTCTAACAGTTCTTAAAACACAGGCGCTTGTAAAGGAAATTTATACCGATGGCAATAATAATTAAGATTGGCCCCGGCGCGAACGATGCAAAAGTTCGCCTGGAGATGGACGTTCGTAAAAGTATGAACGGCGATTTAATGATTTTTGATCATGGCGATATTGATATTGTTCTTTCTACTGCTAAAAATAAGATTATTGCATTTCCAAAAGACACAATGAACGATTTGGTTTATGGTGCGCAAAATAGATTATTTGCTCATCTTCGCAAAAAAGGATTAATTATTCCCGAATCAATCCAGGGGGGCTCTTTTTACGGCTCTTTTGAGGCAACGATGGAACAGGCATCGTCAGAAGAATTAAGTACTCCTAAAATGTCGCTTATTAATATATCAAAATTCATTGATGAGGAGCGACCCTATTTTGAGTCAACAGAGGCAATTGTTTCTATAACAGATGATGAGCTATCGCACCCCGATAAAGAAGACTCTACTGAACTTGGAGAAGTTCCCCAGAGAGCACAGCAGGGTTCCATTAGAAAGGGCTACGTTCGCGATCCATATTCTTTGAATTATTTATATACATTTGAGTAGGAGATTTTTAAATGTCAGAACTCTTAACGTTTATACTGTGCGCCTATGGACTAACACAAATTCTTGTCTATGGTAAGATTTTTTCTAGACTAAGGCCCAAGAAAGGCAAACTCGGAGAATTAGCAAATTGTCCCATGTGTATGGGTTTTCACGTTGGGTGGATTTTAATGCTACTTTCTCCGTTTACGGAACTATTTAGTTTTGATGTAACTGTATTCAATTTCTTCCTTTTAGGGTCTTTGTCGTCAGGTACATCATACATACTCAATATGATTTTCGGAGACAATGGAGTTAAATATGAATACAAGAACATGGACGAATAAGTGGATGTTGCAGCCTGTACGGCGTTGCTGTAAAGGATCGTGACTATGAAAATGACAAAAAAACAACTTAATAACATTATTAATGAAGAGATCGAATCTATGATTCAGAATGGAGAGATCGATGAGGGTTTCCTTGGCCGCACAGCAACCCGCGCCCGAGCTGCCGCTGGCAAGTTAAAAGATAAAGTTGCCGGCACCTACAAGGGCGGCATGGCCGGCCTAAAAGGAGATGTCAAAGGCGTCGAGGCCGCCATGGCCCAGAAGAAAGGCGCCGAAAAGAAAGCCCTTGCAGTTAAGGCCGCCCGAACCGTCCGAGCCCACTCAGAGGCCATGCAAAAAGATCTCGATGCGCTAGGTGTGCTTGAGATATATCCCGAAGTGCGAAGGGCCATTGACGCACTGAACAAAGTTGTTCAAGGAGAGATTGGCCAAGCAGCTGGCATTGCAGATAAGCCTGGAGTTAAATAAGTGGGCAAAAAACTTTTACGAGAATACTATGAACTCTGTGAAGGAGGCATCTGTCAAGATCTTCTAACTGAAGAAGAGAAAAGATATGTCGCCAATGGCGGCATGATTTTGTCTGGAAAGCTACAAGAGGCAGATATTCAAAATGGTAATGGTAGGATTTATCCCCATCGTGTTTTGATGCGCGAGATGAAAAACTACGAGAAGCTTGTAAAAGAAAAGAGGGCCCTCGGTGAATTAGATCACCCTGAAGACTCTGTTATTAATCTTAAAAATGCGTCTCACTTGGTAACAGACGTGTGGTGGGACAACAAGAATGTAATGGGAAAAGTAAAAGTTTTAGACACTCCCTCTGGTCAAGTTTTAAAAAGTTTAGTTAGTTCGGGCGTAAAGCTCGGCATCTCTTCTCGTGGAATGGGCTCTGTACAAGAAAGCGCTGGCCAAACAATTGTTGAAGATGATTTCCAATTAATATGTTTTGATTTTGTTTCTGAGCCTTCTACTCCTAATGCGTTTATGATGCAAGAAGCAAAGGGCTTCAATAACAAGGTGTTCACAAAGGCAGACAGAATCAATAGACTATTAAATGAGGTTTTGGAAAATGACAAATAAATGGTCAAGCTTCGGTACCGATCAGAAAATTATGAATGACTGGAGAGCCTATATGACGGGCGACAAGGTTGAGGGTTGGTATGGCTTAGTTAAGGAAGAGTACAGCAAGTTATTGCTGGAAAGTGGCCGGCCCGATCTACTAGAAGAGGGCTTTTGGGAAAAAGCCAAGTATTATATGGGCAAATTCGGCTCTCTTGAAAAGGGGGGTAAAATATTTGGCCGCGGCAAGGCCGAGCGCGAGGCTAAGTTAAAATTAGCCAATGCAATAGATAATGCCTCTAATAAGCTTGTCAAAGATCTTAACGCTAAGATGAAGGAAGAGTTCCCTGAATTCCCCAACATGGAGAAACAGGAAGACTGGGTAAAGGCCCTATTAAACATTGGAGCTGTATATGATTCTATTGTGGCTGCAACTGAAAAAGATCCGAAAGATCCTGAGTACTTGGATTCGCACTCCGCGAATTCAGTTATTGAATCCCTTAGACTATATACGCGACACCAGCTTGACTATAAGTTGTCAGATATTTATAAGCACTTCAAGGAAGGCCTCGACAGAGAAGCTAATAAGAAAATAAGCGTTCGCTTATACGAACAAGAGGGCCAAGCCCCAACGACCGCGAAAGATTGGCAGCAACGCAGTGCTCGCGGGAAAGAAGCTCCTTATACTAAGAGAGGCCGCGTTGGCGGCAGAACAGAAGACGAATCAACAGTCATCAAGGGATTAGAAAGTAATGTTTTTCCTGCTCTTTTAGCGGCCGGCGGCGCCGTTGGTATTTTGGCTGGCCTAGTGCTTCAGACTGATTGGTTTAAGGGCCTTGTAACCAAAACAGTTGAACCAGAATACATTAAACAAACTGGCGAAGTCAACAAAGAAGCCCTTGATCAAATTGAAACAAATCTGTCCCCCCAGGAAGGCGAGGGAGTTACTCAGATGATGGGTCGAGTTATGGAGGGCGATCCAACGCACTTTGGTCCAGACACTCCAATTAGTGAACTGCAGTCTGCCATGACAGAGAAAGGTATTACTCCGGAAGACTTATCGAAACTTTCAAAAGACCCTGGTCAATTTATGGAAGCATGGGGCGAAGCAACTAGCGGAGCAGATCCTAGCTCTAGTTTGTCAGATGTCTTTGGTGGAGGCGGCGATGTTACTACTGTTGTCAAAGATGTGGTAAAGCAGGCTCCGGATTTTTCTAATTTAACTGTTGCCGGCGCAGCCGAGCAATTTCAAAACTTAAACCCAGCACAGATAGAAAAATTTAATGCTATTACTCAGCAGATCGGGTCAAACACCGGCATGCCCGCCTATGATGCATCAAATGTTGCTAAATTACTAAACGATCCGGCAACGCTACGGGCCCACGGCGCCGCCTCAATGTGGACAGGCAAAGCAGGCATCGGGGACTCCAAGTCGATGCAGACCATTGGAGCTGCTTTGGCCGCAGTACAAGATACCGGCGCCGAACAAGTAGTAACGCAGGTCGCGGCCCCGGACACTAGACTACACTTAATGCTTGGCAAGAAAGTTGTGAGCACGCTCACAACAAAAATCAAGTGGACTGCAACCAAAACCATTGTTACAAAAATTGGCGGCGGTAAAGCAATGACCGCAGCCGGCTCTGCTGCAGTCGCGGCCGGCCCCCTGATAGCCACCATGGGTCTCGGTTTGTTTCTCAGCGGCGCCGCAGTTAAACTTATTCGAATTAAGGGAATGAAGTCCTCAAGAGCACAAATGCTAAAAGATCTGTTGCAAGAGCTGGTTGATGTCACAGGGAAAGATGATCCAGACCCCGATGAGTGCGAGCCGCCGCGTGTTAAAAATGAAGCCGGCGAATGTGTGTGTGAGAATCCAGATGGCACTATTCCAGAATCTGAAGAAGAAGCACTAAAAGAATGGGATGAAAAATCTAAAGAATGTATCTGCAAGCCATTTGATTGTCCCGAGGATAAAGTTCCAGATCCGGAGACGTGTAAGTGTGTTGACAAGCCTGAGCCCGACCCCGACCAAAAGACAAAGCCGGGTATCGCAGTGTTGGATGATGATGAGGTATCTATTTTCCGAATTCGCTGGAGAGACAAGGATAAAATTGATGCACAAGTCGATATTTATAAGGCGGCCCAGGAGGCTCCAATCATCGGCCGCGGCACCGAACCCGAGTCGGATCAGGTCGCGAAGCCCAGTTCGGAATTCCGTCCGTTTCAGGCTGATAGAAAGACCTTCGCCCAGATTAAAAGAGCAGCCAAGGGCAAGACCGGCATGGAACCATTCTTTGCTATCGACGGAAGCGTTATCAAAGATTTGGCAAACAAAAGCGGCAAATCTGATGGTGCAAAGCTCTCCCGCGCAGGCCTAGGAAAGACAGCCGCCATTCGCATAGTTCGTAATCTGTTCAGGAACATGCTAAGGAACGAAAGGAAGGCTAGCGAAAAGATGGCCCGCTATCAGCTTCGCCGGGCGAAGATCACAGATGAAGAGCAGGTTGATAAAGCTCTTGCTCAGCTGCGAGCATATGGTTTAGTACAGCCGGCCGCTGGAGCCAAGAAGGCGAAGAAGCGCAGAGAGAAGGCAACCGGGAAAGTGAAGCGAGTAGCCGAGGGCACCCGCCGGCGCAAGCCATGTAAGAACTGCAAAAAGAAGAAGAAACTGCAAGAGTCTAAAAAGACAGATCCGTGGGATAGCATTCGTGCTCGTATGAAAGAACTTTCGGGAATCAAATGAAGAAAAATGATCTAAAGGCCTTAATTAAGCCTCTTGTCAAAGAGTGCATTCACGAGGTTCTTCTGGAAGAAGGGCTTCTCTCCAACGTTGTAGCAGAAGTTGCAAAAGGGATGCAGGGAAATCTTGTTGTTGAAGCTCAACAAAAGTCGGCCAACCACATAGTCAATGAGGACTTGCAAGTTAAACGCAGGTCGCAAGAAGCTAGAGCCAAGTTGAAAGCACATCGCGCAAAGTTAATGGATACGATTAATGCTGGGGCTTATAATGGTGTTGACTTGTTTGAGGGTACCGCTCCGATGAGTTCTTATGAGACCTCATCACCCAAGGGCGGCTCTGTTGATTTGGGCAGTCCGAAGGATGCAGGAGTCGACATCTCTTCATTGGTAGGCGGCGCCTCTCAAATTTGGAAAGCAATGAAATAGGATTAAAATGAGTAGAAAAGCAAATGTGATTGTTACCGCTAAAGAGTGCAGAAACAACAACGATCGATTAATTCGCAAGTTTAACAAAAAAGTTAAAAAAGAACGAATTATAGAACAAGTTAAAGACAGAAGAAGGTATAAAAAACCATCAGTTGTAAAGAAAGAAAAACGCCGGCGCGCCGCCAGAAACAGACAGAGAGAGCAATTAAAAAGACAAAGAGCGCAAGAAAGGCGCAATAGAAGAAATTAATGACTATTTATATTGAATAGCCATTTTTTAGGAGTTTTATAATGGGAGCAAATTCGTGGAACTTATCGCCGGGGTTACAAAATGTCGGCTCGTATCAGGTTAGTGGCGCGCCTTATGTAACAGCATCGGTAGTTGTGCCAGCCAGCGCAAGCTTAAGCGGTGACGACGAAGGTTCTGCCGCGGCCACGATGTGTGTACGATTTCCGTATGTAACACAATGGTTTGAGGTTAGGGTTTCAGGTTCTGGCCACGAGCAAACCGAGCGCGCCATTCGTGTCGGATTTAGCGCCGAAGGCCTATCAGATCCAATTGTCTCTAGCGGCGTGAAAACAAGAGGGGGCAACTATTTTCACTTGCCTTATGACGTTACTGGCTCCTACTCTCCCACTCGTTATGAGCTAAAGGTCACAGAATTACATTTAATGTCCAATCATAATGTTGCAGCAAAAGTTGATATTGTTGCTGGATTAACAAATATTGCAGTCGGCCGAGCCGAAGGCTCTGCTGGCGCCAACTGGTCTGGTTCTTCTGGAGTATAAACTAGATGGCAAAGTTCGGCCGGGCACACGTTGACAGCACAGCAGTCACCGCAGGAAAGTTTGTGATTAAACTTTATGGCAACGCATTTTAATATTCTTAATGCCTCTTATCAATGCAGCCTCTATTTATAATGAAAGAGGAGAATTAAATGGTTCCAAGCAACATTTTAAGATCTGACCCCGCGAGGCTTGCTTAGCATGGCTAAGTTTGGATGGGCGTATATTGATTGTGACTCTGCTGAGTCTGGCTCTGCCGGCCCTAGCGGATCTTTGCAGTTTATGTATGCTGATACTGGCCAGACCACCGGTTCGGCATATTTAACATATTACACTGCTTCTGTTCTTGGGTATGATCCAAGTTCTTTAATTCTATCTGGAAACTTCATCGCAACAGGTTCGGCTACTGTGGAGGCAGATCTTTCTGTTGGGGATAACCTAACTTTAACTAGTGACTCTTCTGTTATTAGTTTGGGCGACGGCGCTGACGCGACCTTGACCCATGATGGCACCACTGGTTTAACTATTGCTGCTACTCCAATTTCTATCAATTCAACAGGAGATTTAACATTAGATTCTAGCACAGACATTGTGCTTTCTGGCTCTTCAGAGGTAAGAGTTGAAAACGATCTTCGCCTCGATAGCGATTCTTCAGTTCTTTCAATGGGTGCTGGCAATGATGTTACCTTGACCCATGATGGCACCACTGGTTTAACTATTGCTGCTACTCCAATTTCAATTGATTCTACTGGAGAGCTGCACCTTAACTCAACAACTGGTGATATCAAACTTCAAGATGGCGGCACGGACCAGATCGCATTTGATCTTGACGGAACAGCTGGCGAAGTTATCATGAAGCCGGCCGTCGATTCGGATGATTTTGTTATTGCGCAATATGATGGTACAGAAGTTATCCGCATTGAAGACAACGGCGATTTTGATGTTGCCGGCGGAGCCGGATCTTCTGGAGTAACAATTACTTCTGCTGGTGTATTGACTGCTGATGGCAGAATTATTACTGACGATACAACCGAAGCCACTTCTACTACTGATGGCTCTTTACAGACTGATGGTGGCTTAAGTGTTGCTAAGAGCGCTGTTATCGGTGATGACTTGGATCTGTTGTCAGATGGGGCTATCATTAATTTTGGTGCTAGCAAAGAGATTGTTTTAACTCACGTTGCTGATACTGGATTAACTCTTGAATCAAGCGCCGCAAGCACGCCAGTATTTGAGATCAAGAATACTCACAATGGTGCAACAGCCGGAATACTTAAATTTAATAACACCGAAGCCGGCAACGATGGCGCCGATGGTGATGATCTTGGAAGTATTACTTTCTGGGGAAATGACGATGGGACACCAAGCGTCCAACAGTATGCAGGAATCCTTGCAGAAATTTCAGACGCATCTTCTGGCGCCGAAGGTGGAAAGTTAAGCCTTCAGGTGGCAGAGCATGATGGTACCGTTACCACCGGCCTTTTGCTGCAAGACGGAAATGCTGATGGTGAAATTGATGTCACAATCGGCGCAGGCGCAGATTCTCTCACCACAATTGCAGGCGACTTAGACATACCAAATGGCGGATTTGCTTTAGGATCCGACGCATCTGGCGATATGTATTATCGAAATGGTAGTGGTGTTCTAACTCGGATCGCAGTCGGCAGCGATAACCATGTGCTTACTTTAGATGGTGCGGTACCCGGCTGGGAAGCTGCTAGCTCTGGCGGCGCAGTATCCGCAGTCGCAAACGGCTCCGATAATAGAATAGCAACATTTAGCTCTTCTGACGCATTAAATGGTGAAGCTAATCTTACTTTTGATGGTACAGATTTGGCAGCTACACTAGATACAGCAACATTTACATCGGTTAACTCGACAGATCCTCTTATTGTTATCAAAAATACTACGAATGATGCTAATGGCGCCCGCCTTAGATTTGTTAAAGATAAGGGCGCCGCCGGCGCCGCTAATGATGATGTGGGATTAATTGAATTCTATGGCGATGATGCAAACCAAGATCAGGTATTGTTTGGTCGCATTAGAACGCGTGTCGCAGTACACACAAATGGCCAGGAAGGCGGAAAGATGCATCTTTCAGTTGCCTCACACGATGGAGAATTAAATCACGGCCTTATTATTGGAGATGGAGATGCCGAAGATGAGGTTGATGTTACGATCGGTAATGGTTCCGCATCTCTCACAACTGTTGCGGGACAACTTTCTGGTGCTGCTGGTATAAGCGGCCTAACAGGAACTTTTGAAGAAGGCTTGTCAGTTGGTAACTCTACAGTAATAAGCGCCGACAAGGCAGTCGCAAACGTGACAACTGTTTCTGGTTCTGGTGGAGTAAGTGGCTTAACAGGAACCTTTGAAGAAGGAGTGTCAGTTGGAAACGCAACTATAATTGATGCGGATAAAAACCTTACAAATGTTGCAAGCATTACTGCGGGTGGGGACCTAACCGTAACTGGTGACACGCACACGTTTCAGTCGACAAATTCAAAAGATCCTCTAGTCATTATCAAAAATACTACGAATGACGCTAACGGTGCTCGTCTAAGGTTTATTAAAGATAAAGGTGCAGCCGGCGCTGCCGACGACGATATCGGCCTGATTCAGTTTTATGGCGATGATGCCAATCAAGATCAGGTCGAATTCGCGCGAATTAGAGCCCGCGTTGCAGTCGAAACCAATGGACAAGAAGGCGGTCAGTTAGATTTTCAAGTTGCCTCTCACGACGGTGAGATGAATACCGGCTTAAGACTTAAGGATGGTTCGGCTGAAGATGAAATCGATGTTACAATAGGCGCCGGCGCTGATTCTCTCACCACAATCGCTGG